GCACCGAGCTGAACCTGAGCCAGCGCCTTCAGCTTGTCGACCTGCGACTGCTCGGCGTCCGCCACCTGCCCTGCCAGCGTCTTCTGCTTGCTGAGAGCATCGTTGTAGTTGGCGATGGCGCTCTTCGTGGCGAGGCTGTTGGTGCCGGTCGTCTGGATCGCGTAGGCGAGGGTGGCCTCGTCAGCGGCGACGGTAGCGTCCAGCTTCCCCTGCGGGGTGAGGCTGTTCCAGTAGTCGTCCCACTGCTTCTTGCCCTTCTGAAGCTCCCCGGACAGCTCCTTGACGTGCTGCTCGGCGGCTGTAATCGCCCCGGCCTGGGCGTTCGCCGCGTCCACAGCGTTCTGCCCGAAGCTGTAGGACGGGGCCGAGTGCTCCAGCTTGTTGAGGTCCGCCCGCGCCTTCGCGAGCTCCAGCGTCTTCGACCGGATGTTGTTCATACCGTCGACAGCAGCCGCGCCACCCTTGGAGGCCATAGCCTCGTACCAGGACTTGACAGACTCAGTGTCCGCCTTGATCTGCGCGTTGTGGTCACTGACTGCCTTCATCAGCAGGCCGACGCCGACAGTAGCGCCGATGAGGGCCACGCCCCACGGACCGCCAAGCATGTTGACGATGCCGCTGAGGCCCTTACCCATCGCCGACAGGCCGCCGCGTGCGGCGACGCCAGCAGCGGCCCCCAGCCCAGCAATGTCGCCGGTCGCCTTGGGCACGGCCCCGCCACCGAACCTGGCCGAGACCAGCGCCTGCTGCGCGGCCTTCGCCTCGGCGAACGCGGCAGTCATCTGCCCGGCGCCCGCCCGGGCGGAGGCCACCATGTTGGACATGTCGTTGGCGAAGCCGACCGCCAGCACCCGCCCAGAAGCCACCAGCCCGGCGAACATGTCAGAGGCGGCCAGCGCCTTGACGATGCCCAGGGCGACGGCGGCCTCCTTCACGGGGCCGGGCAGCTGCGTGAACCACTTGACAGCGTCACCGACGCCAGAAGCCAGGTTCTTGAAGGCAGGGATACCAGTCGTATTGACCCAGCCCAGACCCGTAGTCAGAACGGGGAGCAGATGCTGACCGAACTGGATCGCCATAGCGCCGATGGCGTGCTCGGCCTGCGCGAGCTGCTGGTTCATGTTGCCCTGGACCTCAGCCCAGCCCTTGATGTTGCCCTTGGCGTCACCCGAGCTGGCAGCGATGTCCTTGACGTTCTGGTTGACGACAGACGCGTGAGCCCCCGTCAGCTGCAGCGCAACCGAGAGTCCTGCCGAGGTGCCCATGACACCCTCGAGGGCAGCCGTGTACTGCTGTGCGACCGGCTTGCCCGACTTCAGCATCTGGTTGAAGCCGTCGGAGCGGTCCTGCATGCCCTTCCACGACGTGATGAGCATCTGCTCGTCGGCGGGCATGGCCTTGATGGCCTTCCGCCAATCGGCGACCGAGAGCTTGCCGTTCTCGTACGCCGTGGCGACCTTCTGCAGCGCCGGGGGCAGGTTGCTGAACATCTGCCGGGCGTCGTCGGCGGCGATCTTGGAGTCGTTGAACGTGCCCATCAGGACCTTGCCCGACGGCCCCATGTGGTCCATGATGGCCTGGCTGAGGTCCTGGACCGTCCCCGACAGGCCCTTGGTGCTCAGGCTAGTTGCCAGGTCGGTCGCGGTGATACCGAGCTGCGCCATCTCGTCGATCATGGGCTGGGTCGGCTTCTGAAGCGACCGCAGCGCCTGCGCCATGTTCTGCGTGGCCTGGTCCGCCGACTCGCCCGAGGCCGTCATAGCGGCCAGCGACCCGATGATGTCGGCGAACGGCACATGCAACGCCGACGCCAGCGGGGTCACCGAGTGCAGCGACCCAGTCAGCTGGTCGAACGTCGTCTTGCCGGCGCTGACAGCCGTGACCATCTCGGAGGTGACCTTGGCCGCGTTGCCGATGGACGGCCCGTAGTCGTGCATGGCGGTGGTGACGGCGTCCGTGACCTTGGTCAGGTCCGCGCCTTCCTGCCGAGCACCCTGCGCGGAGGCCTTCAGGACGTCCAGAGCGGCGGCACCGTGGATCCCGGAGGACTCCACGATGTACATACCCTTGGCGAGATCGTTCGCCGAGATGCCCACCTGCCCGGCCATGTTCAGCATGCCGTCGCCGACCATCTTCAGGTTCTTGGTCGACTCACCTGCCGTCGTGGCCAGCTTCGTCACCGACTGCTGGAAGTCGGCGGCCATCTTCACCGAAACAGCAGCGAACGTGGCCCCCGCCAGCCCGATACCCACAGCCATCTTCCCCGCAGCGGAAGACATGCTGTTGGAGGCCGACTCGACCTGCCCGCCAGCCCGAGCCGCCGAGCCACCCACCTTGTCAAAGACATGGGAGGCTCGGTCGATCGCGAGCACGTCGAAAATGAGGCTCATGCCAGGCATAGTTCAGAGCCTCCGGGTAGCTTCGAGGGCCACTGCTTCCATGGCTGCTCTGATGGGAACGATGGTCTTCGGGACCTCGCGACGGAGGGTCTTGTCAAACCAGCCTGCCGCGTTGTCCCCTAGGTTCTGGTCGGGCATACCGGGCAGCCATTCGCCGAACACTGGGTGCCGGACGACTCCCTTGTTGGCGCCGTAGACCTTGTTGGACTTCTTGCGGCCCTTGGGGACACCGATCCGCACGCCCACCTTGGCGCCGGTGAGACGGGTGTTCACGGTGATGGCCGTCGTCGCCACGGACTCGTTCAACTTGCCGCGCTTGGGCAGGTTGGTGCGGGCTGCCTGCCGAGTGGCCTCGATGGCGGGCTTCGCCCCCGTCCGGATGCCCGATAGCAACTGCGAGCGTAGCGTCTTGCCTCGGCCGAGCGATGACAGCTCGACCGAGGCAGCGCCATTCCCAGCTGCGCCCAGCGCCTTCAGCCGCAGACCCAGAGCCTCCAACTGGCGTGCACCAGTTATCTCGATCTCGGCCATCAGCGCACTCCCATGAGTTGAAGCAGTTCCAGATCACGCGGATCCATGTGCTCCGACTCGAAGTCGGACTCGAGCGCGTCATCCAGGAGCTCCTGGGTCAGCGACGGGTCCGGCTGCTCGCCGCTCATGGAGTACCTGCCTGACGCGTCCTTGACAGCCCACACCAGAGCCGCCACGGTGGCGTTGCTCAGCCACTTCGACAGCAGGCTGTCGTAGGCGACATCGCAGACGTCCCGGACGGTTAGCCCGTCGCCCTCTCGCTCGCCGTCGCCGCCAGATACAGGTCCGGGCGGCCAGCAAACCGCTCCGAAGCCAGCTCTTCGAGCCGCGATACGGAATTCACCGGCATGGGCGAAGGCCCAGCCGATGAGTCGGCTGGCAGTACGGTAGGGCGCTCGGCGGCTGCCGCGATCATCTTTGCCGTGAAGGTGTAGAGCTCCGTGTCGTCGGCGCCCGCACGGTCAGCAGCGGCCATGAAGCGGTCGAAGTCCTCGGGACGCAGGACGTGCTCCACCAGGTCGTAGAGAGCCGCCATGTTGGACATGACGGCCTCCCCCACGGCCTCGTCGCCCTCCTTGAGGGAGGAGCCGTCGCGGGCGAGCTTGGCCAGGTACAGGCTCCGCATCCGGTTGGTCTTCTCCCGGGGCAGGAACTCCTCACCCCCGAACTCGACGGCCGTCATCGGGTCGTCCAGATGTCCCACGGCGTACCGGTGCCGGAGTTGGGCACCTCGAAGTTCGCCATCCAGGGGATGGTGGCCTTGGCCGGGGCCTTGTTGAAGGCGAGCTTGATGGCGCCCGAGTTCATCACCTGGTTGGCGACGATCCGCACCGTGGAGTCGAACGACTCCCAGCCCAGCATGGCCCGCACCTCGTTGCCCACCGTGACGGGGCTGATGTGGGTCGACTGGGTCAAGCCCGAGCCGGTCACGACGGAGGTCGCGCCGTTGAACGACTTGACCAGGTTGGACGCCGTGATGGACGCCAGCGCGAACGCGAACGAGCCGGTGCGGTCGGTGGTGCGGTAGGTGACCGGGTCGTAGAGCTCAGCGATGGTGACCGGCTGCACCGTCGAGGTGTAGGTGAAGTCGGTACCGGTGTCGGTACCGCCGAGCGGGATCCACGCCACGGGCCAGGTGTCCGTGTAGGCGGAGTTGGCGACCGTGTTGGTGGGCGTGGCCGAGCCGATGGGGGCCCAGTACAGGAAGCCCGGCTCCTGGAGGAGTCGGGTGACTGGGAGAGCGGAGTTTGCCATGTTGAGTCAGGCCCTTCTCAGACGACGGGGGTGGCGTTGGGGTCGACGACCGGACCGGGCGTCGGGATTGCTTCGGCGGCCTTGGAGCCGACCTTGTGGACCTGCTCCTTGGCGACGATGCCGTTGTCCACCTGCTCGGCCGAGACCGCGTGCCCGGTGGCGTAGGCCAGCGCGCCGTTGATGTAGATGGGCCCAGCGGCGACATACGTGCCGTAGTTCTTCTGCTGGGCGGCGAGGTGCTCGGCAGCGGCCTTGGCGGTCTGCTCGGGCGTCATCATGGGTGCGGTCACGAGAACTCCTGTTGGTGTAGGGGTGGGGGACTAGGAGGAGACGGCTCCGACGGTCACCGAGGTGACCGCCGAGTAGGTGACTCCGACGTTGCCGGCAGCGGAGATGGCGGAGGCGGGCGGGGTGATCTCCGTGATGCCCACCGGGCACGTGACCACCGTGTTGTGGAGGAAGTTCTGCGAGCAGGGATTGACCCCGGCCAGGGTGACCGTGACGGAGCCCGCCGAGGTGTTGTTGACCAGGATGACCGGGCGGCTGGCAGTGCCGAAGGCGAAGGTGTCGCCGCCGGCAGAGGCCGCCCCGAAGCTGACAGTGCTGCCGGATGCATTCTGCGGGTTGATGGTGGCCATCGAGGCTCCTCGATCAGGGGTTGAAGTAGGTGAGGGTCTGGTAGCTGACGGTCACGACGAGCGACGTGGCCGAGCCCTGCTGGTTCTGCGGGTCTGCGACCTGCACAGCCAGATCGACGACCGACCCCGGAGGGAGCGCCCCACCCAGCGTCTGGTCCTTCTCCGTGGCCGACTGCCAGGCAGCGACCAGCGCGAATGCTTTGCTGCGGGCCACCGAGAGCTCGGTTCCGCCGTCCACGGCGGCCAGGTGGCAGTGAACACTGCCGACCTCCACCGTCGCGAAGCCACCCGGGTCACGGGACTGCTGGAAGGTGCCCGCCCCGTCATCCGTGACGTAGCCCACCGTCACCCAGGCCACAGGCTGGTCGTTGGTGATGGGCTGGCCGTCGTACACAGGCACGCCAGCGAACGCGGGCAGCGTGGGCAGGAACGCCAGCAGCCCCTGGTAGACATCGGTCCACCGTGGGCCGGTACTCACGCCACTCCCGGGGGCAAGAGATAGGGCAGAAGGAGCTCCATGACGTCCTCACTCAGGAACCCAGAGCCCCCTGGGTATGCCTGTTCTGCGGGATCCTGCTGGCCCGGCGCCAGGGGAGACGCCCCCCGCTGCGAGCGCCACATCTCGGCGGTCTGCATGAGGATGGCCTGGAACACGGGGGCGGGGGTGTCGGCACGGCCTGTCGTGTACGTGACCGTGAAGATGCTCCCAGCCCCGTAGAACGGCATGGAACCGCTCACGATCTTCCGACGCAGGACGCCGGTGGTCGTGTTGAGGCGCCAGGCTGCCGTGTCGTCGATGGCCGTGGCCCCCAGCCACGGCTCAATGCTCACCGACGACACCGCCAGCACCGGCATGTGCGATAGCACGATGTTGTGGCCGTGCGAGTCGATCTCCTCCGTCACCGAACGGGTGGCGAGAGGACCGATCACATCCTCCACAGCGGCGATGGCCGCGTCCAGGAAGCGAACCAGCTCGGCATCGTTGGTCGTGGTGCTGATGTTGAGGTAGGTCTTGACGTCGTCGAGCGTCACAGCCGACATGGCGCCCTCTCAGTCTGGTAGGACACCGCAGGGCCACCCTCTGCGGGTGGCCCTGCGGGGGCCTGTGGGGTGGGTCAGGCCTTCTTGGTGTCGGATGCGCGAGGAGCTGCCGTGGTCTCGATGCCAGCAGCAGCGGCACCACGGAGGTTCTCGGCGCCGTCCTCGCCCTCGACGAGGGCCCGGTTCTCGATGGGGTGGACCCCCGAGGCGCGCCACAGAGCCTCGGAAGCCTCGGCCCGCTCGAGGCCGTACTTGCGCTCGTGAGCCGGGCCGGTCATGAGACCATCGCGCTCCGGCTCCGGGTCGGCCGAGGCCAGGTGGTGCAGCGCGCGGGCGCGGTCGATGGCGTCGTCACCGTCGTGAACGAACTGGCCCTCGTCCGCCAGCGCGGTCTTGTGCTCAGGCATGATTCTCCTTCTGGGGTGGGGTGAGATGGGGCTAGGGGCCCGACCCGGAGGCCGGGCCCCTAGCTAGATCAGCCGAAGACCGGGGTGACCAGGCCGGTGCCGTTGATGGCGGCGAGCGAGGCTCCGTAGCGGTTCAGCACGGTGCCCACGTAGGAGAACGCGCGGTAGAGCACGCCCACGGAGTCCGCGTAGGGCTCCTTGAAGCTCTCGAAGCGGATCGGAGCCTCGTAGAACCACAGGTCCGACATGCGGGCCACGTACACGACGTCCTGGTTGGTGCCCGCACCCAGGTTGATCGGGATGTTGGCGTCCGTGTAGACGGGGATGCCCGCCAGCTCGCCCTTGGCGCCCGGCGCCGACGGGGTGGCCAGCACCCCGAGAGCGTTGTGGGCCTGGTTGCCGCCCGAGGTCGGCACGATCAGCGGACGACCGTTGCTGTCCGACTTGGAGGCGAGCCACCAGTACCGACGCGGGTGCATGATGATGGCGTCCGGGGGCAGCAGACGCGTGGTCTCGATGGCCGAGATGGCCTGGGTGAGAACCCCGTAGAACTGCTGGACGGTCGGGGTCGCCTGGGTGAAGGTGACCTGGTTTCCTGCCGGGATGACGGCGTTGGAGAACCCGTTGACCACCGAGTTGGTACCGGAGCCGGTACCGGCACCCGTGAGCACCTGCAGACCCACGCGCTGAGCGTAGTCAGCCGCGAGGTCCCGAGTGATGACCTCGTCGAAGTTGATGGCCGACTGGTCCAGCAGCTGCTGGCTGATGACCTGCTTGCCACCAATGGTGGCGAAGCCGGTCGAGACGTAGCCCGTGGTCATGTCCGTCTGTGCCAGGGCCGTGTTCTGCGTGCTCTGGAGAGCGGTCGCAGTACCGGTGAGCACCTTGGGCAGGTTGATGGACGAGACCCCTGCCGGGACCTCGTTCTGCACCATCAGCTCGGCCGTGACGCGCTGCGGGCGGACCAGAGCGATGTACTGGTCGACCAGCCACGCCGGAGGCGCGAACTCGCCACCAGAACCACCGGTGGCGTTGGTGTTGCCGAGAGCGCGCTGCTCGTCCCGGGTCATGCGGGTGGAGCGGTCCAGACGCTCACGGGCCTCGGAGGCCCCTGCCGTCTCGAGGGCCCGCTTGCCCATGTCCCGGAAGAAGCTGTTCCCGTTGGGGTTGCCGGGGACGTAGATGGGCGGGTCGGTGACCTGCGCACCACCCACGGCACGCTCCTCGGTCGCACCGGACTCGACGCGGGCCGCAGCCGCTCGGGTCTCGGCGGCCTCCATCTCGACGAGCTCGGCGATGCGGCTGTCGAGGGACCGGATCTCGGCCGCCGTGTCGGAGAAGGTCTTGTCCTCCTCCTCGGTGAACGACTTGTCGTCACGGGACTCGATGCCCGCGAGAAGAGCGTCGAGCTGCGCCTTGAGGGCAGCCCGCCGCTCCCGCATGTTCTTCAACATGGGGTGTACCTGCTTTCAGGTGTGAGAGTGGGTTGGGTGGGCCGCGTCAGATAGGCGGGCAGATGGCCGTACGAATAGGCCGGGCTGATGCCTGGGCTGTGCGGGGTCGTGCTGGCCCGCGTGATGCGGGTGGTCTTAGTTGCCGCACGGACAGAATCTGTGCAGCCAGCGCGCGAACATCAGAGGTCCAGCGCCTCGAGCAGTGCGCGGGCGGTCTGGAGCGACCGGCTGGCCGTTGGAGCGGGAGCAGCCGTCTCGCCTTCCTCGTCCGGGTCGACGACCGGAGTCCAGGACGTGCGCGGGCGCACCTGCCGGGGGTTCCCGTCCAGTGTGGCCATGCCGTCGGAGGCGAGGGTGTAGCCCTGCGAGAACACGTCGTCGTCGTCACCGTTGGTGGCCCAGACGCGGTAGTAGACGTTCGACTCGTCGAAGTCCAGCACGTAGCCATCCCCGACGCCCTTCAGAGCGTCCTGGACGGCCTCGTTCAGGCTGTCTCGGGTGTCGTTGGCTGACAGGCCCCGCGCCTCCTCCTCGAGGCGCTCGACGGCCCTGCGCAGCTTGAAGATCTCGGCGCGCGGCAGCTCTCGGCCGCTGCGCAGCTCCCTCCCCATGTGCTCCACATAGATACTCTCTGCCGAGCGAAGAGTCGCCTGGGTGGAGGTGCTGGCGGGGTAGGTCACGATGGACACATCCTGGTCTGCAAG